AGCAGCTGAGTAAAAGACTCAGTAGAAAAATAGACAACGTGAAGCGGTATGAGCAAAGCGAAGGTCAGCGTAACACTTCGGAGTGATCCGCAAGGGTATGTAGAGGATTATCTTCTTCTACTCAACGGCATGCTAAAGCTGACCTCGACAGAACTACAAGTTTTAGCTGCATTTATAAATTATGATAGCACAGTATGTGCTTCTAAGTCTGCGCGCAAGGTTGTGTCAGAGCGGTTAAAGATGAAAAACGTAGCTGTACTGAACAACTACGTAAAAGCATTAAAGGACAAGAAGTGCATCTATAAAGACAGAATGGGTTTGTACAGGTACAATGGCTTAGTCAGCCCTAAAGAACCTATTTCGTCAATAGAATTTATATTTAATAGCATAGATGATTGAAGTCACATTTAGATTTCCGGATGAATTAGACTTAGCATTCCTCTATCTCAATAGACAGTTTCAAAGGTTTATTGATGAGGACATTATGTTACCACAGCACGAGATAAGTATTGGAGAAACCGAGATGTCTATTCTTTTGTGGTATCCAGATGATGAGGATACTGACGGAAATAATGATGACGACGATCCGTTATGGCCTATAAAACCTCCAGAGCCGCCAGGACCAACGAGTATGACATCTTATTTACCGACGTTTAACACTTACTATTTATGATCAAACCAAAAAATATCAATTTGGGATTATTGATAGTAATAGCATTTATATGTGTTGGCTAAAAACAAATTAAAACAAGAGGTAATAAAAGAAATTCAAGCTGAGCTTGGAGGATCTATGCAGGAAATAGAATCTGTAGTAGAAAGCCAGTTTGACTTCATAAAACAGACTATGGAGAGAGGTCTGTTTGACAGCGTCCGGTTGCCTTATTTCGGCAGATTTAAGGTAAATCCATACAGATTAAGAAGATTAAATATTGCAATAGCAACGAGAAATAGAAAGAAATGAGTCTATTTAAGCTAGAAGGGTTTGATGTCGTAGTAGATCCAGAGCTGCGCGTAATTAATGAGTTTAGATTGTTAATCGCAGAGGATAAAGACAGAAACAAACGTAATGCCGTGACTTGGTTTGCATATATCTACCACATGTATGACTACAAGTCGCCATACCAGCTGTACGATAGAAAAGAACGGCATTTACGGGTGTGTAAAGATCTAAACTTACCGGCTGATTTTAAGCCATCTGACCGTCATGATATGGCAATCGCTAAGTATCAAGAACTACGTACTACACCTACAGTAAAAACGCTAGTCACAACTAGACAAGCTTTGACCAGCGCAGAAAAAGCCATACAAGCACTGACTTTAAAGATAGAGCATCTGTTAGCAGAGGTGGACGACGAAAGCGATACTGTATCAGAAGCAGTAAAAGGCGTAACAAAATTATTAGAGATTGCAGAGCGGCTTCCAAAGATGTCCGACATCATTACCAATCTAGAGGATAAGGTAAAGAAAGAGCAATCTGGCGAGAGCAAGTTACGTGGCGGTGGAACTAAAGGAATGTTTGAAGACTAATGCTGGTTAACACAGAATACTTTCGTGAGCCGGCAAAACGGTTTCTAGAGAAGGGTCGATATACAGACGCTCCTCCAGGTAGCCAAGAGTTTTTTAATTATTGGACTGCAGAGTTAGATCGTTGCAAGAACGGATACACTGTAGGCGATATGTCTATTACTGGACATCACTATTTCTATCTTAATTACTGTCAGATCAAACTGACTGAAGTAGTGAAAGGTGCAGCTGCTACTAAGAGTATTGCATTTCCACACTTTTGGGATGGCGACTACGAGTACTTCTGGTTGATGGAGATTAGCCGTAATGGTATCTCGCGAGATGCGCTAACGAAATTAAACTTAAGCACAACTATCGAAGATCGATGGTTGAATGGCGGGCATCATTTGATAGTATCAAAGGCTCGCCGTAAAGGATTCTCGTACAAAAATGCCGCCATTACTACCAACACCTATAATACTGTACGTAATAGCTACACGCTATTATGCGCCTTTGACAAAAAATACCTATACCCCAAAGGCATAATGACAATGGCTGCTGCTAATATGGACTTTTTAAATGAGCATACCGGTTGGTCTAAACGGCGGAGTATGATCGATAAGCAAAATCATAAGAAGGCATCATACCTGGAATATCTAAATGGACAAGGCGTTGAAAAAGGTTATAAGAGTGAGGTCGAGGCGATTACGTTCAAAGACAATCCCGACGCGGCCCGTGGTAAAGATGCGACACTGGTCATCTTTGAAGAGGCAGGCGCATTCTCAAACCTCAAGAATACGTTTATGGCGACGCGACCGACCGTGGAAGACGGTGGTGTCACAACAGGTCAAATGATCATCTTTGGTACAGGTGGTGATATGGAAGGAGGTACCATAGACTTTGAGTCTATGTTCTACAATCCTACACCATACAACTTGATGCCAGTTAACAATATATGGGATGACGGAGGTGATGGTACCCACTGCGGTTGGTTCTTTCCGTCATACAGAAACAAGGTTGGGTTCATGGATACAGACGGCAATAGTCTAGTAGAACAAGCTAAGTTTCAAGAAGAAAATGAAAGAGAACGAATTAAAAATGAAACAAAAGATGCGAGCGTTTATGATAAGCACATTACTGAGTATCCTTGGAAACCTAGGGAAGCATTTCTCCAAACTAGCAACAACGTGTTCCCAACTGCTGCTTTAGTAGAGCACAGAGGTAACATTGTTAGATCTAAACAATTACACAACGTAGGCACACCAGGTTATTTGACAGAAACAGCTGAAGGCATAAAGTTTCGACCGTCAGACCGTGCTAGACCTGTAACTAAGTTTCCTCACCAGAAAGGTGATGACATTACCGGTTGTGTAGTTATGTATCAAAGTCCATATCGAGATGAAGCTGGTTCTGTACCAGGCAACTTGTATTTTATTGCACATGACCCGTATGCACACGATACAAGTACAGGTAACTCGTTAGGGTCCGCTTATGTATTTAAGCGAACTAACAGTTTTAGTAAGCCAGACGATATGATTGTAGCTAGCTATGTAGGAAGACCAGAAACACAAGATGACTATAATGAAATCTTGTTTTTATTGAGTGAGTACTACAATGCGAAAATAGGGTTTGAAAATGACCGAGGAGAAGTGATACCCTACGCTAAACGGACTAAGTCACTGCATCGCTTGATGGAAGAAGTAGAAATATTTGATAGATCAAATGGATTTAGAGCAAAAAGTTTAGGCAGGAATTACGGACTTTCTATGGGAAGTAAGCAGCGTAAAGCTCAGGCTGTCTTATATTTAAGAGACTGGTTAAAGCAAAAACGTAGTAAAAATGCAGAAGGAGAATGGAAGCTCAACTTGCATAATATCTATGACATAGCGTTAATCGATGAACTAATTAAATGGAACGACTCAGGCAACTTTGACCGTGTATCTGCGCTATTAGTAGGCATGTTCTTCATGATGGACATGTACGATAAGCCAGTTAACAAGCAAGATGAAAATATTGAATCCGGGTTTTTCTCACGTGAACTCTTTGTATAATGGCACATAACCACATTCCTAAACAAAAAATTGTTGCGTCTAAAAAGAACAAGCAATGGCGCATCGATTGCGTAAAAGGCTATATTAAAGAATCCACGTTTTCTGCAACCGGTAAGCATGACTTGCTAAAGCTTTACGAAGCCTATAACGGACAGATGTCCGAAGCAGAATACAACTATGTGACGAATCCTTACAATTCCCAAGGCCGTCAAAAACGCAACTTTCCTGCAAAACTGCGTAACTACAACATAATCAAACCGGTCGTAGATTTATTGCTGGGGGAAAAGACGTCTCGACCAAGCAACTATATGGTTACAGTTAGTAACCAAGACGCTATCTCTAAGAAGGAAGAAGAGCAAAAAAAGTTGATTCTAGAAAATCTGCAGCAGCAGTTTGTCAATGAATTAAATAACCAAGGCTTTGATACCGGTCAACCATCAGAAGAGACGCAGACTCCGCAACAAGTGCAGGAGTATATGGAAACCAATTATCAAGATGCGCGTGCTATAGTTGGACAACACGTCTTAAACTATTTACGTGACAACTTAGACTTAGAGGACAAGCTGCAGAAAGGATTCTTTGATTGGTTAATTAGCGGTTATGTCTATACCTATAAGGGTGTTTGCATGGATGATGTTGAGTATGACATTGTTAGCCCGTTGGATATAGACTTCAGCAAGAGTCCAGATCTAGATTTTATTGAAGACGGAGACTGGGTAGTTCGCCGTCAGCTTATGAGTGCAAACGCCGTAATAGACCAATTCTATGACTTACTTACTGACAAACAGATTGACCAAATCGAAGATCATACTCGGAACCGTGCTGGTTCTTTTGCTATTCCCTTCTTGCAGCGTATTGACGACAACTTCGGAGACAACGACCGATACGTCGAAGTGCTGCATGTCTGCTGGAAAAGCTTCAGAAAAATAGGAGTATTGTATTATATCGATGAATTCGGTATAGAACAAAGCAACCTAGTTGATGATACTTACAAAGTAGATAAAGAAGCAGGAGAAAAAGTTGAATGGTACTGGGTTAATGAAGTGTGGGAAGGCTACGAGATTGACGGGGACATCTACGTTGGTATCGAGCCTACGACCGCTCAACGCAACCAGCTTAACAACATCTCTAAATGCAAGCTACCCTACAACGGCAGAGCTTACAGTAATAGACACACAGAAAATGTAAGTGTTGTCTCTATGGGCCTGCCTTACCAAATCTTGTACAATGTATTTCACTATAGGCTAGAGCTCACGATAGCCAAGAACAAAGACAAGATTGCACTCATCGAAATGAACACCATACCTAAGAGGCATGGCTGGGATGAGGAGAAGTTTATGTATTACGCAGATGCGCTAGGCTTTGCATTCATAGATTCTACAGGTGAAGGTAAGAACAACGAGCGCGTAAGCTTTAATCAGTACCAGGTCTTGGACATGTCACTAGGACAATACATGGCTGCGCAAATCCAGTTACTCGAGGCAATTAAGACTGAGTGGGAAGAGCTTCTCGGTGTTTCTCGTCAACGTAAAGGTCAGATTATGGCTTCTGATGGCGCGGGTACTACCAAGAATGCGATTGCGCAGTCTACTGCAATTACAGAAGAGATCTTCCGTAAATACGAAAAGTTTGAGCAGAAAGAGATGCAAGGGCTTATCGATCTATCTAAACATGCATTTAGAAACGGTAAGAAGATTCATTACATCACTGACGACTATCGTAACTCTTGGTTAGATATAGAGGGTGCATCGTATCAAGAATCTGAGTTTGGAATTTTTGCTAAGAACTCTAGCCAAGAGAACAAGAAGATGGAGCAGATGCGTCAGCTTATGCAAGCTATGGCGCAAAACGGTGTGGGAGTTGGTTCTATTGCTGAAATACTGGATGCAGACAATTTTGCTCGCATTCGGGTCTTAGCTAATCAAGTAGAAAAGAAGCAAGCGCAGATGATGCAAAAAGCAAAAGAAGCTGAGCAACAAAAGCAACAGGCTGCTACTGAGCTTGAAATGAATAAAATTCAAGCTATTAATGAGCATGATGCGCAACAAAAAGAGCTTGACCGACAAACTAAAATAGAAGTCGCTAACATTCAAGCGAACGCCAAGGATACCGATCATGATAATGACGGAAAAACCGATAATAAATAACACATTTCATATTCTTGGAATAATATTATATATAACCTACATTCAGTACGATGGCAGAAAACAAACAATTAGGCCTCGACAACCTTAAGGATGTCGACTGGTTGAATGACAACGCTCCTGCTCAGCCGGAAGCGCCAGAAGAAAATGCAGTGGAAAATACTGCAGAAGAAACTGTAGCTGAAGAACCCGAAGCAGTAGAGCAACAGGAAGTAGAGCAGGTTGAAGAACCTGTAGCTGATGAACAACCTATACAAGAAGAACCTGTATCCGAACCAGAGCCAGAAGCTCAAGAGGACGAGATGGGTGTCATAGATACTCTAACGCAAAGACTAGGGTATCAAGTAGATGGAGAATTTTCTGATGATTACGATGGATTAGAGAAATATACTTCTGCTGTAGCTAACAAAATAGCAGAAGAGCAGCTCGAGAATATCTTCCAGCAGTACCCAGATGTGCGTGAATACTTTACGTATCGCGCAAACAATGGCGATCCTTTAAAGTATTTCCAAGCACAACAAGCAGAGCTTGACTATAACTCTATGGTTATAGATGAGAATGTAGCTGTGCAACGTAGAGTGATACAAGACGGCATGCGGCTGCAGGGATTCGATGATGCTTCTATTTCTAAAATGACCGATGCATATGAAGATGCTGGCATTTTGAAAGACAATGCAGAAGTGTATTTATCGCAATTGCAAAAATCTCAGGCTACTCGTAAACAACAACTTCTTGAGCAGCAAGAAAAACAAGCTGAGCAACAACGAGTTGAAGCAGAGCAGTACTGGAGCAATATTGCTTCTACTATTGAAACTGGACAACTTAAAGGTCTTCAAATTCCTACGCGGCAACGCAAGAAATTTTATGACTGGATGACATTACCGGTAGATCAAAAGGGCAGTACTCAACGTGACGTTGATCGATCAAATATCGACACGGAAACTGCCTTAGCATTAGAGTACTTGATCTACCAAGGTTTCGACCTAAACAAACTTTTACAGAACGTCTCAAAAACCAAAGCAACAAACAATTTAAAATCAAAACTTCAAGGTTCACCATCCGCTTCGACTAGGATGAAGTCTCGTAGCAAGTCGACCGTTTCTAAGGCAGTCTCACTCCCTTCTTTGCGGGACTTGCTCTAACCTTTAAAATGACTAAAAACTATGTCTGACAACTTAAAAAAGCTTCGTTTATACGAAGATCTGTTTAACGCGGATGGCATGACCGACGAAAACTCGTTGGCCAATGCACTCCTTACGCAGCCGGACGTTCTGTCCCCTGTAATCACGCACCTGTCTGGGCGTGAAGATAAGCGTTTCCCGCTGTCCTTCTTAACGGAGGGTATGGGTAACGTCAAGTACATCAATGATATTGAGTACGATTACCCGGTTATGGGTCGTCTCAATAAGAGCGTGATGTGTGTCGGTAACAGCACGATCTCCGCTACTACTGGAGGTACTGTTACTTTCAACGATCGCTGGTTCGTTAAGAACTACATCATTGAGTTCGGTAACGCAGCTAATACTCAGCTGAGAATTACTGCTGATCCGGTTCAGTCTAATGGTGGCTGGACGTACACTGTTCAAATGGTCACGTCCGACCCGACGGCTACGTCTATTACTCAAAACGATTTGGCTAATAAGCAAGCTGTCCAGCTGTTCGCTGCTAACGCCTTCTCCGGATCGCGTGGTAACGAGAGCAACTGGGTCGCTCCGTCCAAAATGCGTAACCAAATCAGCTTGATTCGTAAGTCTTACCGTTACGAGGGTAATATGCCCGACCGTGTGGTGAACTTCGAGTTCAATGTTGGTGGTCGCTCCACGAACCTCTGGTATGACTTTGAGGAGTACCAGCACATGCTTCGTTGGAAGGAGGAGTGCGAGCTTGCTTTATGGTACAGCCGCTACAACCGTGACTCCGATGGTCTCGTGCATCTTCGCGATGAGAACGGTAAGGTCATTCCGCTCGGTAGCGGTGTGCTTGAGCAGATTCCGAACGTGGATACTTACTCCGTGTTGACGGCTGCTAAGCTCAAGTCTGTCGTGCGTGACGCCCTCTATGGCGCATCTGACGCTTCCCAAATGAACATCGTACTCTTCACGGGTCTCGGTGGTATGGAAGAGTTTGACAATGCTATGAAGGAGGAGCTGGCTAGCCAGACCTACATCAAGAACACCGATCCTTCTACCTTCATTGGCGGTAGCGGTCGCAACTTGTCTCTTGGTGGGTTCTTCACGCAGTACCAGCACATTGACGGTCACACCATTACGGTGCGTCACTTGCCGCTGTTTGACCATGGTGCACGTGCTCTCGCTGCTGAGCGTCACCCGGTTACTGGTCTCCCCCTGGAGAGCTACCGGATGATCTTCCTCGACATGAGCGTGTATGATGGAGAGAACAACGTTAGCATGATTACCCGGAAGAACCGTGAGTTGGTTCGCTGGGCAGTCGCTGGTGCTACTGTGCCTCCCGGCTTCGGTGGTAACGCACTGCGTGCTACGGACGTTGACGGCTCGTCCGTGCACTTCCTTAAGGAGTGCGGCATCAGCATTCGCCGTGCTACCAACTGCCTGCACTTAGAGTGCGTGCGCAGCTAATATAAACTAGAGTATAGGGGGAGTAATATGGCTCCCCCTATATTCACTATTAACATCTCATGGCTAAAAAACGAGGACTTTGGGCTAATATTCACGCAAAACGGAAGCGCATTAAAGCGGGTTCTGGAGAGAAGATGCGTAAACCTGGATCCAAAGGTGCTCCTACAGCAAAGGCCTTGAGAGACTCACAATCAAAGAAAAAAAAGAAAAGAAAAACGACTAAGAAAAAGAGATAATGCCGGCTAAGAAAAAACGTAAGGAAAAAGCTATACGCAAAACGACTAAAGGTAAGGGCGCAAACTATCGCTCTACCAAGTCAGGAGCGGGCATGACTGCTAAAGGTGTCAGGGCATACCGAAAGGCAAATCCTGGATCTAAGCTTAAAACAGCTGTAACAGGTAAAGTCAAAAAAGGATCTAAAGCGGCTAAACGCCGTAAAAGCTATTGCGCTCGCTCGTTGGGACAGCTCAAGCGGAGCAGCGCTAAAACTCGAAACAACCCTAACTCACGTATACGCCAGGCACGTAGACGTTGGAAATGCTAAACACCATGATGCGCAAAAAGACCACGATGAAGAAGAAGGCTGCTAAGAAAAAGCCTATGTACGGATATGGAACTGCTAAAACCGCTACGAAAAAGAAAATGTACGGTAAAGGCGGGACGGCGAGGAAGAAGAAGTGATGGCCAAGTTCAACGGTCATAGGTGTGAAAAGCGTAACATGGACGAAGTGTGCTTAGGCATGAGCTTCGATGCATTAGGTCGCGGACAGCGTGTTAAAGGACAAAAAGCGCAAGTTCCTGCTAGACCTAAAAACTACACAGAAAACCCCCAATAATTATATAGAAATGAGTACCAAACTTATTTACCTTCTGAGAAGAGACAACAATACGAATCTTCCAGATGATGTTTATGTTGACGCTAAACGTAGGATCGGCAGTGTTTTTGATACTTCTGGAGACCTTCTGAAAGGTCTTAGCTTAGATGAGCAGAGAAGAATACTGCCTTCAGTAATTGGAGTCAGTCCTACAGATCCTACGTGGTCTAATAGGGTACGAAAGTTTTATGCTGAGCTTACTATCGAAGTTCCGCAAAATGGTATCGAACTAAACATTAGTACAAATGAAGAGGGAGAGCCCGAAGTCCCTCTTGATTTTGTTAAGTTTAGATTTGCTGCCAATCATCCGCATGTAGCAGAGGCTGAAGATTCTGGTATTACCGGTACGCGTTATTACTTCTTTGATCCTAGAAAAGATGAAGAAGAGCGAATTGAGGATACTCGTCTTAGGAAAAATGCTTACAAGCACCTTATATTAGTATGTGAGGACGAAGAAAAAATGGATCAGGTTCTTCATGCTATGGGCAAGAAGACAGGTGATTTAACCAAAGATCAAAAGGAACTCGAGTTAGAAGAATTAGTAGATTTTGATCCGCAAGGATTCATCGCTATTTGTGAAAACAAGGACCTTCAATACATCTCTCTTATCAACGACTGTTTAGATAAGGGTGTGTTACGCAAAGTAGGTAACACTTACATGTTTGGAGATGAGGAAATTGGCGAGGAACAAAGCGGAGCAGTACGTGCCTTGAAGTTAAAGCGTAATAGCGGTATGCTTCAGGACATTAAATCTAAACTAAAAGCTTTTAACTAATGCCTAAACGAAATTTTAAAACCAAAGGCTCCTTTATACCTAAGGGTGAAAGCGGTAAGCGTAACCGCATTGTTGTAGATAATCCTGCATTAGCAGAGTTTCTTAAGCAATTAGAAGGAGGCAAATCTGCTGTACTAGCCGAAGAGATCATAGCTACTGAAACCGTAGGTGGTGTTGTAGCGAATGAAACAGTGTTTGAAGTAGGCACTCCGCTTGAGGATATCATTAGGCTTATGCTTGAAGGTCAGCCTGAAGCGTTACCAGCCAGCATTTCAATGGGAACGTTCTTAGATGGTACTCAAACAGAATTTGATTACGCTTCTTTAAGAATGCCAGGAGAAGAAGCAACTGTGGGAGGCGTACGATTTACTTTTGAAGATCCTCAAGGAGAAGTTACTGAAATTGTATGGCAGGCTCAAGAAAATGCAGCAGAAATCTTTACTGAACAGGCAGATACTAGTCCTTTTGTTCAAGGTGGTACAACTAATGAAATCGACACTGCCGATGTTACAGTCGGTGGCTTGAATTCTGATGTGCCCTATACTACATATGTCGATGGAATTGGATCAAATTTTTCTAACCTTCAATCAGGCTGGATAATTAAAATGAAAAATGTCGAAGGAAATCAAGTAGGTAACACAGTAAACCGTGCTATGAACTGGGCTCCTCCTGCATTCATGATTAACATGCCCGAAGGGACTGGTGCTAATGCATTAGAAGCTGCGTACTGGATAACAAGTGCTACTCAATTGTGGGCCGCAGGATTTGCTTTTCCTGGTACTGATACTACTGTTGTTTTAAATGCGGCTATTGCAGAGTATCTGCAACCCCAGTATTACCCTATTATTAGACATACCAAAACTGGTAATTATGGGGGAACCAATACAGACGTTATTACTGGTGAGTCTGTATCATGGTATCAGCCTGATACTATAACCGATACTGAACAAGTTGGGTTGGGGGACACTGGCAATACAACTACTTTCTTTGACGCAGCTGTTCCTTACAGACAGTTATGGTTTATACCTTCTGGGGGACAAGCCAATACTTCCTTTGGAAATACTGTATCTCAAGGTGGCGGTGCTCTAGACATTAATTCGTTCACAGGCTTAATGTATTTTGATATTGGACAGGGAGGCTTAGGCTTAAGTAGCGCCGGAGATGTAATCAATATTGAATACAATATGTACTGGTTGAATCAAACCAATGCATTGCAGCCTATTAC